GCTTTTATTTCATGAATACTTAGATCTGTCAGATTAATTTGATTTTGTTCCATATATTTTATATATTAAAGTGTTTTTTGTCCTTCATTTGCGTGTGATTCTTCCATAACTGCTTTAATTTCATTTTCAATTTCCTTGATTTTTTCTTTGTAACCAGAGGCAATATCTTTGAAATCTTTTTTTACAAACAATAACTTGTCTGTCAACTCATATACTTTTTTTTCTGCTTCTTGTTTTGTCATATCATTATTAAATAGTATCAAACTTGACAAAATATTTATTATAATCTTAATCTTGTTTAAAACCAAATATTTTTATTAAAATTCTAATTTAGTATATTTAGCTTTTACCGCAAGACATTTATCAATATAAACTTGTAACGCAGCCGTATCATTTTTTACAATTGCATCCAAATAATCTGCCATTGGTGGATATGCATTTTTACGGAGATCAGATATGGTTCTTACAACAACTTCTTCGTTTATTGTCAATCCCCATTCTTGACAATATGTAAAATCATATCCATCATAACTGGTAAATTGTTCAAGTGCTTCATAATTTGTTTTGGATAGTACCACGAAACTAGAACAATCAGGTGTTTGTGCAATAATTAAAACATCATTCACTGGTTTAATTTCCATTTGTTCTCCAGGCAACCTAGGTTTTCCAAAAAACAATTCAAAATTTTGGGATGGTAATTTATAAAGTTTCATATTATTCTAGTAGTTTTGGTTCATTGATATTATTTAATTTTAATGCATCTACAATATCTGTTTGTTCCAATAAATTCGTTTCTTTTGGTACTAATCCAACTAGTTTTAAAGACTCAAGTGTTTGTGGATTACTCATTGCGTTTAGTAATTTGGCAGGAGATGGTCTGCCATTGGCAATAATTTCTGCTTGTATTTCTCTTCCAACAGTAATTGTAAATTCATTATTAGCATTTGCTTCAAACATTTGATCGTCTGTATAACCAGGTATTCTGGTTGGTTCAACAATTGTATATAATTCAGACATTAAATTTTCTAAAATCTTTATTTCTTGACGGTTTAATTCAAAAGCATGTTTTTGATCGTCAAGATGTGATTCAAGTTCTAAAATTTCAGCTTCTAAATTTAGAATTACATGTTGTAATGCAGGTAATTCTTTTAGATGTTTAAGTTCTGCTAATTTAGCTTTATATTTTAAATCAGCAACTTGTTCCAAAACTGCTGCTCTTTTTCTACCCACAAGAAAACCTTTTAATGTTTTTAACTTTTCCCAAGGGGTATTGCCAATAACTTGATAACGATAATTGAATTCTGAATTTAAGTTTGATGCCATATGTTTGTTTAATATATATTGTTTATGTTGTTGAATAACCAGCAGCTGCTAAACCATTTCTAGCAGTACCGACACCTGTTGTGTCAGTTGAAACTACACCTGTATTTGATACTAAATTTGTCACAGATACATTTACACCATAACTACCATAACCAAATATAGCTTTATCAGTTCCATATCTAGCAGCTGCTAAACCATATCTACCTGTTCCGACTCCTGTTGTATCAGTTGCAACCACTCCAGTATTACTTACTAAATTTGTCATTGACTTACTTGTGAAACCATAACCAAATATAGCTGTATCAGTTCCGTATTCAGCCGCTGCTAAACCCCATCTAGCTGTGCCTACACCTGTTGTATCAGTTGCAACTACACCTGTGTTACTTACTAAATTTGTCATAGATACAACCGCACTAACCTCACCATAACCAAATATAGCTTTATCAGTTCCATATCCAGCAGCAGCTAGAATATTTCTAGCTGTGCCTACACCTGTTGTATCTGTTGCAACCACTCCAGTATTACTTACTAAATTTGTCATAGATACTTTTAAAGCAGTGTAGCCATAACCAAATATAGCTTTATCATTACCATATCTAGCTGCTGCTAAATCAGTTCTAGCAGTACCGACACCTGTTGTATCAGTTGCAACTACACCTGTGTTACTTACCAAATTTGTCATAGATACAAGCGTGGTAGTATATCCATAACCAAATATAGCTTTGTCAGTTCCATATCCAGCAGCTGCTAAATAGAATCTAGCAGTACCGACACCTGTTGTATCTGTAGCAACTACACCTGTGTTACTTACCAAATTTGTCATAGATACAACCGCTCCTGTAGAACCATAACCAAAAATAGCTTTGGTTGTTTTTGGTTGTACATATGTAACAGCGTTTGTGCTATTGTATCTTGAAGTACTTAATGTTTTTACTTGCATATTAAGTTATTTCTGTTCCAAATAGATTAAATGATTGGCTGATTGATGATGCGTACACTTGAATTTTATCAAATTGGCCAAGTGTCATACCAATGGTTAATGCAATACTATCATTTGATGGAAGTGGTGTATCATATGCTAAATAATTTTTTAATTGTAATGATGATCCTGATGGTATTACTGCAATTCTAAATGATCCGCTTACGGTAGTTAGATTTGCTATATTTAATGTAGAACAAACTACTGATGTTGATGCGGGAACTGTGTATAAATCTGTTTGAACACTCGCGGTTGTTGGATTTGTTTGTCCTAAAATTTTATAAGTGGTTGGCATATGCTATATATATATTTTTGAATTTTAATTTATCCTAACAAAAATGGATGAAATGATTCTGTATTAATTCCACTAACTGACCCAGTAATTGATAAACTTCCTGTTATTTGATGTACATTTGATATTGATGACCCCAATTTACTATTACCAGCTACATCCAATTTTGCAGCAGGACTTGTTGTACCTATACCAACGTTTCCTGTTGGAAATGATACTCTATTATTGAAACCCCCACCATCAGCATATACACCCATAAATTCTGATGTTCCCACGCTATTATTTGCTACATATATACCGAATGGATGTGAAGAATCATACATTGCGCTTATTACAGAATAATAAGATGTTGGGCCGGATGATGTTTCAAGTCTCAATTGATCACTATTATTATTTATAGTCAATTTACCACTTGGTGATGTTGTACCTATTCCTACATTTCCTGAACTTCCTTGTATACGCATCCACTGACTACTACCGTTCATGCTACTAAAAATCAAGTCAGCACTAGAATTACTTGTAGAAGTTCCTGATTGTATCCAATTTGTTCCATCCGCATATGCTAAAAATCTTAATGCGGATGAAGCTCCCCTTATATATGTTGTAGTAGAATCAGAAGACACCACATCCAAATTACCAGACGGACTACTTGTGCCAATACCAACATTACCAACATTGTTTATGATCATTCTGGAACCAGTACCTTCTTGCCAGAAATTAAGTGCTGGTTGAACATTGGTATCACCAACACTACCAATTCTCCATCTTCTTGTATTGTTTACGTGTACAAAAAATGCACCATAACCATTTGAACTTGGATAATCAACTATAAATCCAGGTTCAGTAGAACCAGCTGTAATAAAAGATCTAATTGCACTTCCACTTACATCTAATTTCGCACTAGGACTTGTTGTACCTATACCAACATTACCATTATTGAGGATAGTAAGTCTTGGTGTAGAACTTGTACTTAATCTTAAATCAGATGAATTACTATTAGAAACCAGAATAAAACTTGTACCATCAAATGATATATCAGCATTACCAACTACACCAGACGGTTCTAAATTTAAACCTGGAGTTGCTGCTCCTTTAACCAAAATACTACCACTTTGTATATGCAATTTTGCAGTTGGATTTGTTGCACCTATTCCAACGTTATTAGTTGCTCTATTTATTGTAATAGCATCTGCTGATAATGCTGAATTGTATATTCGGAACATGTCGTTATTAGCTCCGTTAATATATTGATTTTCCAATGACCAAGTAGTATATGTACCTATTAACTCTACTTTTGCAGAAGCCGTAGAACTTCCTTGTACTTTTATAGTCGGAGTAGTACCATATACGTGCAATGAAGAACTAGGATTTGATGTACCTATACCTACATTACCGTTACTAACAATTCTCATTTTTTCATCTGGTCCACCACCTGCTGACGTACCAAGTTTAAATATAATATTGCTATTAGATCCTAGATTTGCTGGATTTGCATT